AACCGATGGTGCAGCTGCAACAATCGCTGCAGGCACAACAACTACTGGTGCTGCAGGATCTAATGCAACCGTAACTAACTCTGGCAGCTCATCTGCTGCCGTCTTTGATTTCACTATCCCTCGAGGTGCTACGGGTGATACTGGCCCACAGGGTGCATCGGGTGTTGTAGGTGTTGATGCTGGTGAACTTACCAACACTGGCACTTCTACTTCTGCCCAGTTGGGTTTGGCTACCGCTGGCACGGCTGGCACTTACACCAAGGTAACTACTGACCAGTTTGGCCGTGTATCGTCTGGTACTACGTTAAGTGCTAGTGACATTCCAACCATTGAAACTACCCAAGTCACTGGAACTGCCTACACGGTTACAAGAAAGAAAATTGATGATTCTGCTTTGGCTTCAACTTTAGATATTTGTTCTAGGTCTTTGTTATCTGGTATTCGAACTATGTCTAATGGTGTTTTATATTTTAGTTTATTTACCCCAACGGAAAACTTTACTATGACTAATTTTAGCGTGTATTCAAATACTGCTGGAACTGACACTGGTGGCACAACTGTTCGCCGTATGGGTTTATTCACTACCAGTGGTACAAATAACACGACAATGACTTTAGTTGCTCGTACTGCATCAGATGCAACTTTGGGCAACACAGCATCAACAATTTACACAAGAGCATTAAACACTACTGGTGGATATCCATCGACTTATAATTTGATTGCTGGCACAACTTATGCATTTGGGATGCTTTGCTACAACACTGGTGGCACATTTGGTCAACCTTCGTTTGTTGCACTTACTGACCAATTTCCAGTGCTAACACCTTACCGTATTCTAAATCTCGGTAGTCAAACAGATTTACCAACTGCTGCAGTGACAGCATTTACTGGTAACGCTAGTGCTGTATTTACGAGGCTCACATGATTTTAGATGCACCAATCACCCTCGAGGATGGTTCCATCCTTGTCATTATTCGTGACGAAAACGGCAACCAAATAGGATCCAACCAGACATTCCCAGTCGAGGAAGCATAATGGCCTGCCGTACCGGATGCCCGACCCAAGACTGTGAATCGTACGCCGATTGCTGCAAATCAATCAGTGTGGATAAGACCTCACTAAAGGTCAAATAGTCGAACAAATGTTCGACCCATCTGCTAGGGTGTTCCTGTGGGGATTCTCAACGCTATGAGGCTAAATACTGGTGAGCCATCACCTGAGTATGTGCCAACTGTTACAGCAGCCGTTTTGCCCTACACTCCACCATCTTACGGCTCGTATGGGATGCCGTTCGATAACTTGGGTTCGGTTTATGTAACCCGTGAATCTGCCATGAGTGTTCCAGCTGTGGCCCGTGCACGTAACGTGCTAGCAGGCACCATCGGCACCATTCCTTTGTGTGAGTTCAACAGCCAAGACCAAGAGATTTCACGCCGTAAAGTTATCGACCAGCCTGACCCAGCAGTACCCCGGGCAGTCACAATCACGTGGCTTGCTGAGGATCTACTGTTCTATGGTGTTGGTTACCTACAAGTTATGGATGTTTCGCCTGCTGATGGCCGTCCATACAAGTTACGCCGAATCAACCCAACCCGAGTTTCATACAATCTAGCCACAGACCGTTCCATCATCGACTCATACAACATTGATGGCAACAAACTACCTAACGACGGTTTGGGTTCCCTGATTGTGTTCCAAGGCTGGGACGAGGGTGTGTTATCCCGTGCAGGCCGAACCATTCAGACCGCCATCGAGCTTGAAGCCGCCGCCTACCGTATGGCATCCGAGCCCGTCCCACAGATGGTTCTCAACAATGAGGGCATGAATCTTGATGGCGATTCTGTAGCCAAACTTCTAGCATCCTTTAAGCAGGCTCGCCGTGACCGTTCAACCGCCTACACCGAGGGTCCAATCAAACTGCAAACACTCGGGTTTGACTCGGCTCAGATGCAACTTGTCGAGGCCCGTAGTCATGCAGCTAGTGAAGTGGCTCGCCTCATGGGCATCCCAGCATGGTATCTGAACGCCGAATCAGCATCCAGCACCTACAGCAACGTATCTGCTGAACGCCATTCCTTAGTTGACTTTGGTCTACGCCCAATTATCACCTGCATTGAAGATCGTCTCAGCATGGATGATGTCACACCTCGAGGCCAGTACGTCAAGTTTGACCTCGACGACTTCCTACGAGGTAACCCAGCAGACCAAGCAGACATCGCCATCAAACTTACCCAAGCAGGCATCATCACTGTTGATGAAGCCCGAGACATGGTGGACTATGCACCATCAACAGCCATTGCACCGTCTGGAGGTTCCAATGAGTCAGCCTGAACTAGTAGTTAGGTTTGCTAGCCAAATCACTGCAGCGTCCCAAGAGGGTCGGACCATCACTGGGCAAATTGTGCCCTTTGGTGAGATTGGTGCCACATCGATTGGTCCGGTCATCTTTGAAGCAGGATCACTAACTGTTGACCCAGCCACCGTGAAGTTGCTACTCCAGCATGATGGCACCCGTCCCATTGGTCGAATGGAATCATTCCAAACCACGGATGCAGGCATCAACGCCACATTCAAGGTGGCACAGACCTCTGCAGGCACAGACAGCCTAGTTGAAGCCTCACAGGGGCTCCGTGACGGCCTTTCAGTCGGTGCAAGCATCACTGACAGCATCCAGAAGAAGGATGGCTTACATGTCTTGTCAGCCAACCTTATTGAAGTTTCCTTGGTAACCGACCCAGCTTTTGAGTCTGCCAAGGTCTCACAGGTAGCAGCGTCCGCTGATACTGAAACCAAATCAATCGAGGAGATTGACATGTCCGAAAACACCGAAGCCGTAGAGGCTGACGTTGTAGAGGAAGTGGCAGCACCTGTCGAGGCATCTCGAACGGTTACCGCTGCTGCTCCTGTATTCACCACAGCACCACGATCACCAATCGTGAACGCTGGTTCTTACCTTGAGCACAGCATCCTTGCTGCACAGGGTAACTCTGAAAGTGCACAGTATGTTGCAGCTGCTAATGACAGCACTTCAACAAACACGGGTTTCACTTTGCCCGAACATGCAAATTCTTTCATTAGTTCAACTTTTGGTGGCCGTCCGGCACTGGATGCTTGTTCTAAGGGAACACTTCCTAGTTCAGGCCTTTCGTTTACGATTCCTGTATTGGGTACTGCACCAACCGCTGCAGTTGCAACTGAGGCTGGCACGTTCAGCAACACTGGCATGACCAGCACCTACCAGACGGTAGACATCAAGAAGTACGCTTCACAGAATACCGTGAGTTTTGAGCTCCTAGATAGGTCAAATCCGGCCTTTTATGATTTGCTCATTTCTGAGATGGGACGAGCCTATGCAAAGGCAACTGATGCTGCAGTAATCGCTGCATTCACATCAGGTGGTACCGCTGGTACTGCTGTTGCTGCATCTGCTGCAGGTCTACAGTCATTCATCGCCACCGAGGGTGCTGCTGCATTCAAGGGCACCAGCGAGTACGCTCGTAACCTTGTTGCAAGCACAGATCAGTGGGCTGCAATCCTTGGCTACGCTGACAGCACTGGCCGTAGCCTCTACACTGCTGCTGCTCCATCGAATGCATCAGGTAACGCCTCTGTATCGTCCATCACTGGTAACGTACTTGGCACCAACCTGTACGTAGACCCGAACATCACCACATCAGGTGTTATCACCGAGTCTGCATTCTTGGTTGTTCCAGAAGCCGTCACCGTTTACGAATCACCAGCAACTCGCTTGCAGGTCAACGTCATTGGCACAGGCGAAGTCCAGATTGGTCTTTACGGCTACATGGGTATCGCTGTTAAGAAGGCTGCAGGCGTTCGTCGCTTCACAAAGTCTGCTTAAGCACACACCGTTGAGGGGGGCTGGTTGGTCCTGCCAGCCCCCTTTAACACCATCATCGAGGAGTCACCATGGCATACGTAACCATCACCGAGCTGAAAACTGCTCTAGGTGTAGGCGACCTGTACCCTGACACGATGCTCGATGATGTCATCCAGACCGCTGAAAGTGTGCTGGAACCTTTCCTAGAGACCCATGCTGTCGGCATTGTTAGTGCAGCATTGGACAACAATCAGGCCACCTTTGTTACCATCCGCCGTCACAACTACGCCATTGGGCAGTCCGTTGTGATCACAGGCACCGACTACAACGGCACCTACACTGTGCTCGATAGGTTGGCTTACTCATTCACTGTGTCTAAGACAGGCACTACCACTGTCAGCCACCACTACCTACCTATGGGTAAGGCAGAACTTTCCACAGCTGCAACATACGACAACGTGGTTGCTGTCCGTACTGCAGCGATGATGATTGCTGTCGATGTGTTCAACTCTTGGACTGTGCCAGGTGGGCAGGCTCAGGG